GATGTTATTAAGTCACCAATAGGTAGTGGATTGAAAAATGTTGGTAAATTTGTTTATGATAATTATATAAAAGAAAAAACTGAATATGATATAGCAAAAGATGAATCAAATTTAACTAAATTATTAAAAGAGATATCTGAAAATAAATATAATAAAGAAAAGTTTGATTATCAATTACAAAATAAAATGTTTAATGATAAATATAATAATGATGGAAACAACAGTAAAAACAAAGATGTTGATAAAATAGTTAATGATGCTATAAAAAGAAATAATGGCGATATTGAGAAAATGATTAATAGTGCTATGAAAAATTATACATCATCTAACAAAAATAGTAAAATAAATAAAGTTACGAAAGCAGTTGGTAAAAAATTAGTACAAAAAACTATAAAGAAATTTACATCTTCTAATCCCTTAAACACTTCTTATAAGCCAATAGAAATTAGAAAATTAGAAGGACAAAAGACTATAACTAATTATTTAACAGAAGCTACTAAAAAATCTAGTTACATGAGTGATGTAAAGAGAAAAGAAGTTAGCGATATCATGGATACATTTATGAAAGATTATGGAAATGTGACACCTAGAAAAATAATAGGTGCAAGAACATTGTAGTAAAGGAGAACTGATTAACATGGCGTTATCTAATACAGCAACCCCTAAGTATTATAAAGCTTTTCGTGATGCTGTAATTAGGGGTGAAATACCAGTATGTGAGACAATATCGTTAGAGATGAATCGTATCGATAGTTTGATTGAAAATCCTGGTATATATTATGACGACATGGCTGTAGAAGGATTTATAGAATTTTGTGAATCTGAATTAACACTAACCGATGGTAGCGATTTAGTCATGCTTGATTCATTCAAGTTATGGGCTGAACAAGTATTCGGTTGGTATTATTTTGTTGAACGAAGTGTATATGTTCCTTCAAAAAATAACCATGGTGGGCATTATGTAAATAAAAGAATAAAAAAGCGTCTTACTAATAAGCAATATTTAATTGTTGCCAGAGGAGCTGCTAAATCTCAGTATGTATCTTATATGCAAAATTATTTTTTAAATGTAGATACCTCAACAACGCATCAAGTGCATACTAGTCCGACTATGAAACAATCTGAAGAAGCATTATCTCCTATGAGAACTGCTATCACTAGATCGAAAGGACCTTTATTTAAATTTTTAACAGAAGGTTCGATAAACAATACTACAGGTCCAAAAGCAAATAGAGTGAAGCTAGCATCTACCAAAAAGGGTATTGAAAACTTTTTGACAGGTTCTATTTGTGAAATAAGACCAATGACTATTGATAAACTTCAAGGATTGAATAGTAGGATTAATACAATAGATGAGTGGTTATCTGGTGTTGTTAGAGAAGATGTTATTGGAGCATTAGAACAAGGTGCATCTAAAAATGATGATTATTTAATAATAGCTATTAGTTCCGAAGGTACAGTTCGTAATGGACCTGGAGATACCATCAAAATGGAATTAATGGATATATTAAAAGGTGAATATGTTAATCCACATGTATCAATATGGTGGTACAAATTGGATAATATAGATGAAGTTAGTCAACCTGATAAATGGATTAAAGCAAATCCTAACATTGGAAAAACTGTTAGTTATGAAACATATCAATTAGATGTAGAAAGAGCTGAAAAAGCGCCTGCAGCTAGAAATGATATATTAGCTAAACGTTTTGGTATACCTATGGAAGGTTATACATATTTCTTTACTTATGAAGAAACATTAAAACATGAACATAGGTCATATTGGCAATTACCATGTGCGTTAGGAGCCGATTTATCGCAAGGAGATGACTTCTGTGCTTTTACGTTTCTATTTCCTTTGTCTAGAAGTAGAGCATTTGGTATAAAAGCAAAAAATTATATAACTGAACATACTGTTATGAAATTACCTTTAGCTATGCGTACTAAATATGAGGAATTTATAAATGAAGGTAGTTTGATAGTTATGCCTGGTACCGTATTAAATATGATGGATGTGTATGACAATCTTATGGAATATATAGATTCATGTGAATATGATGTCAGAGCATTTGGTTATGATCCTTATAATGCTAAAGAGTTCGTAGAAAGATGGGAAAAAGAAAACGGCCCATTTGGCATTGAAAAAGTTATTCAAGGAGCTAAGACAGAATCTGTCCCATTAGGTGAGTTAAAGAAACTTGCTGAAGATAGAGTCTTATACTTTGATGAAGAAATAGTTACATATACTATGGGTAACTGTATTACATTAGAAGATACTAACGGTAACAGAAAATTATATAAAAAACGTTATGATCAGAAAATAGATACGGTTGCTGCTATGATGGATGCATATATTGCATATAAAGTAAATATCGAAGCATTCGATTAGAAAGGAGTAAAGACTATGGAATTGAAAATTGGTTCCAGAATAAAAAATGCCTGGAATGCATTCCAAAATAAAACTCCTACTTCCAATAACGGATATGGTGGATATTATAGAAGACCTGACAGAATTAGAATTTCTGTTGCTAATGAAAGATCTATAATCACAGCAATCTATAATAGATTAGCGATAGATGTTGCTAGTATAACTATTAGACATTGTCGATTAGATGATAATGATAGATTTCATGAATATATAGATAGTGATTTAGACACATGTTTGAAATTAAGATCCAATAAAGATCAATCTGCTAGAGCATTCTTTCAAGATGTTGTTATGTCAATGTTTGATGAAGGATGTGTAGCTATAGTACCAGTTGATACTAGAGGTCTTCCTACAAATACCACATCTTATGATATATTATCATTAAGAGTTGGTAAAATAATAGCATGGTATCCTGATGAAGTAACTGTTAGGGTTTACAATGATCAAACTGGTTTAGAAGAAGATATTACTCTTCCTAAATATGTTGTTGGTTTAGTTGAAAACCCATTTTATACTATTATGAATGAACCTAACTCTGTATTACAACGTCTTATAAAGAAACTAAATATCTTAGATATGATAGACGAACAGTCTGGATCTGGAAAATTAGATTTAATTATACAATTACCTTATGTAATTAAAACTGAAAGAAGAAAAGAACAGGCCGAAGAAAGACGTAAAGATATAGAGAACCAATTGAAAGGTTCAAAATATGGTGTAGCCTATACCGATGGTACTGAGAAAATTACTCAGCTTAATCGCCCGGTCGAAAACAATCTTCTAAAACAGATTGAGTCGCTAACGAGTATGCTTTATAGCCAGTTAGGAATTACGCAAGCTATTTTAGATGGAACTGCTGACGAACAGACGATGTTGAATTATTATTCACGTACTATCGAGCCAATATTATCATCAATAGTCGATGAAATGAAATGGAAATTTCTGACAAAGACTGGAAGGAGTCAAAAACAAGATATCTTATTCTTTAGAGATCCATTTAAATTAATTCCTTCAGAGAAACTTGCTGAAGTATCAGATAAGTTTACGAGAAATGAAATAATGACATCTAATGAATTTAGACAAATTGTTGGAAGAAAACCTTCTGATGATCCTAAAGCTGATATGTTACGTAACAGTAACTTAAAACAGCCAGATCAAGAATTTGGTAATAGGGCTAGTATAGATAATAATAAGGAAGGAGGAACTATAATTGAGCAACTCGAAAAAAGACTATGATTTTAGTGGTTGGGCTACCAAGAATAATATAAGATGTTCTGATGGTAGAACAATTTTAAAAGATGCTTTCAAAATTAATGATGGACAAAAAGTACCATTAGTTTGGAATCATCAACACAATGATCCAAGTGAAGTTTTAGGTCATGCTCTATTGGAAAATAGAGAAGAAGGTGTTTATGCATATGGTAAATTTAATAATACTGAAGCTGGTCAAGTAGCTAAAGAATTAGTTGCTAATGGCGATATAGATAAATTATCTATATATGCAAATAAATTGCAAACACATCAAAATAATGTTATGCATGGTTGTATAAGAGAAGTTAGTATTGTTATAGCAGGTGCAAATCCTGGTGCATTTATAGACACTGTCATGAAACATTCAGATAGTTCTGAAGAAGAAGCTATTATTTATACTGGCGAACAAATAGAATTTTTAGAACATTCTGATAATGAAGAAAAGGAGGAAACTGACGCTATGGATAAAGAGAATGAAAATAAAGAAGTTAAAAATGAAGTTAAGAATGAAGATAAAAAAGAAAAATCAGTAGAAGACATATTTAATACACTTACTGAAGAGCAAAAAGAAGCTGTGTATGCTATCATAGGCACAATAGCAGATGATATCAAACATAGTGATGAAGATTCTGAAGATGAAAAATCTGAAGAAAATGATAAAGATGAATCAGAAGACACTGAATCTAATAAAGAAGAAACAGATGAATCTGAAGAGTCTGAAGAAGAGTCAGAAGAAAATACTGACAATAAAGATAATGAGGAGGAAGATCAGATGAAACATAATGCTTTCAATAGAAATGGTGAAAATAATAATGAAGAGTTACAACACTCAGAAATTTTAGCATCTGCTATAAAAGATGCTAAGAAATATGGTTCTTTAAGGGATAGTGTTATCCAACATGCTGCTATTAATAATATAACAGATATTGGAAAATTATTCCCTGAAGCTACTGCATTAAATAGAGAACCTATAATGATTGAAAAAGATCAAACTTGGGTTGGAAAAGTAATAGATGGTGCAAGACATACTCCATTCTCAAGAGTTAAAGCTACTTTTGGTAGAATGACAGAACCACAAGCAAGAGCTAAAGGTTATATAAAAGGAAATAAAAAGACAAATATTCAAATGGCTGCGTTAAATCGTATTACATCACCAACAACTGTATATATTAAAAATGAAATCGATAGAGATGATGTTATTGATATAACAGACTTTGATGTAGTAGCATGGCAAAAGAAAGAAATGAGAAAAGAACTTAACAAAGAATTAGCTTTAGCTGCTTTAATAGGTGATGGTAGAGATGTTTCAGATCAAGACAAAATTAATGAAGCAAATATTATACCAATCGCAAAGGATGTTGACACATTCACTATAAAATATACTGTAACAGAAGGAAGAGACTATAAGCAAACTGGAAATAGTTATTCTGAGAATGATTCTGTCACAAAAGGTATAATAAGAGCTGCTTTAAGAGCAAGAAAAGAATATAAAGGTTCTGGAAAGCCTACATTCTTCACAACAGAAGATATCTTAACAGATATGTTGTTAATTGAAGATCAAAATGGTAGAAGAATCTATAATAATGAAAAAGATCTTGCTATAGCATTAAGATGTGATGAAATAGTAACAGTTCCTGAGATGGAGCAAGAAGCTTATGCTGATTATATAGGTATAATTGTTAATATGGCAGATTATACATTTGGTGCTGATAAGGGTGGAAATGTAAATATGTTCGATGATTTCGATATAGATTACAACCAAATGAAGTACTTAATGGAAACAAGATGCTCAGGAGCATTAACAGTTCCATATTCAGCAATTTTATTAAAGAAAGCTAGCTCAGGAAACAATACAGCTGATTCAGGAGCTGAAGGATAATATAAAATAAGAAAGGCGAAACTATGGCAAAGTTTTATGGACAAATAGGTTTTGCGCAAACCGTTGAAAGAGAACCCGGTTGTTGGGAAGAAACTGTTGTTGAACGTCCTTACTATGGTGACATAGAAAGAAATACTAGTCGTTATCAACAGGATAATAAAGTAAACGATGATATTAATATAAATAATCTTATTAGTATAGTCGCAGACCCATATGCTAACGAAAACTTTCAACATATGCGCTATGTAATATTTAATGGAAGCAAATGGAAAATAACCAATGCTGAAATTAGATATCCGAGATTATTATTAACTTTGGGAGGTTTATATAATGGATACGAACATGACTCAGACTAAGAAGAAAAATAGATTGAGTTTACAATCTACTTTAGAAGGGTTGTTGGGTTCACGTCACGTCTATTACCAACCTCCCGAATCTTTAAAAATGGAATATCCTTGTATAAGATATTCTAAAAGTAATAGAGCTGATAAATATGCTGATAATATTAAATATTTATCAGATGATGTATATGATTTAGTAATCATCTCTAAAACGCCTGATCATCCAGTTATAGATAAAATATTAAATTTACCTTATACGGAATTATATAGGCATTTTACTACAGATGGACTAAATCATGATATTATAACAATTTATTGGTAAAAAGAAGGAGGAACTTT